CTATATGAACCTGATAGTTGTTTTGTATTGGTCCAAACTGAACCTGATTTCATTAACAGATCTCCGTATGAGTTACCGTTTGAAGTATCATGTACGTTATGTAGTTCTCCTAGTTCATACCCGTTATCTATTCTAACGTACATTGAACCATTATTTTGTTGAACTCTAAGTACTTGTCCTAGTCTTACAGCATGTAAAGGAGCTACAGGAACTGTACCTGTTATGGTACCTCCTGCTCCTAAATATAATAACTGTCCTGCTGTATAAGCATCGGTATTTAGTCCTAAGAATTTACCTTCAGTCATTACATACCCAAACCCATCGTTTATGATATTTTCATTAGTAATACCTAATGTATTTGCTGATAGACCTTCTGAACTGTATGATGCAGTTGCAATTAATGGATTATCTCCTGTAGCATCAAGTATTCTCACTACAGTTCCTTTATTAATCTGAGTGCCTGTTGTATTTTTTACATATACTAGTATGTCTTGAGCATTTTGTGAAGAGAGAGCTAAGGATGCTGTTTGTGCATATGATGCTGAAGTGGCTGTTTCTGCATAAAGAGAATATGATGAACTCACTGTACTTCCTCCTACTACTGCTGCTGCAGTACCTGTTGTAGGTGATGAGAAATAGATTAACATATTGTTGTTATCTATTGCATCTATTTTTTGAGGAATAATTACTTCATCGTTACTGTCGTAAATAGTAACTGCGGGGAATTTCTCGTTTAGGTTGTGTGCAAATGACCATGTGGTAGCTCCTACAGTTTGGCTTAGTTTTACACTAGCTCCTGTACCTCCACTTGAAATTGTACTAAATGATAATTGACCTGCTCCGTCTGTTACTAGTACCTGTCCTAAGGTACCATCGGATGAAGGATATATGATACCGCTTGCTGTTAGTGCTGCGGTTACATTAAGAGAGTTTAAAGCTGCATCAGAACCACTGATGAGCACTTTTTTCCATGACGGCATATTCTACTTTATTACGATTGGTTACAGGTCTGCCTGCCCACTTCCCTTACGGGTCTATAATATATAATATAAATATGTTACGATTCTGCTTTAATAGCCTTCTCTATCTTTTTGACACCGGATGCCTTCTTTGCTTCTTCCTGTGCAAGCATAGTTTGAATTTGAGATAATTCATTGTCGAGCTTAATCTGTAGATTGGCTACAAAGATAGCCGAAGATCCTTTGATCTCAATTATATTAAGCGATTGACGTAGTAGTTTGATTTCGTCGAGAGTTAGGTTCTCTATTGTGAATACGTTCATATTGATTGTTTTAATTGAAGTTATGGATTTTTTTTTAAAGAATCAACTAACAAAAAAAGAGCCCTAATGGGCTCTCTTTATCTATTTTTGTGCTTCTTGCAACTCTTTTGTTAACTTAACAAAGACTGTGTAGAATAATTCAAATTCATCTCCTACATATGTTGCACTCCTCATCTTCTTCATTATGAATTCCAACTCTTGAGGTGTTAGTGCATCCTCTTGCTTTTTTTGAGAAGGTACTACCTTATCTAATAATCCCATGTAACTATTTTTTTAACTTATTATGAATAGATGTAAATATCTCCTGATGTTGCAGTGTAAATTGCTCCTGCTGCTACAAATTCTCCTGATGTTGGTGCTGATGTGTGAGCTGCTTCTGTAAATACGTATCCTGCAAATGCACTGTTTCCGTTTGTACCAATTGCAATTGCGTTAGTTGTATCAGTTAATCCATTTTGGAATCCCCATCTTCCTGTTGCTGCATCAAATCCGTAAGCAACGTTTCCGTTTGAATCTGATCCTCTGTCAATGATGATACCTGCATCTCCTGCTGAAGCAGAACCTGATGCTAATGTGATGAATTTATCTTCAACTAGTAACTCAGTAGTGTTGATTTGAGTAGTCGAACCATTCACAAATAAGTCACCTGTTACAGTTAAGTTGTTTCCAATTGTAACGTCACTTGGTAATCCAATTGTTACAGTTTGACCTGATACTGATGTTTCAACCTCTAAAGAAGTACCTAGTATGCTAAACGCTTGAGTTTTTAGATCAATTGATCCATTACCTGTTGAACCAGATACATTTAATGTAGAAACTAATCCAGTTAATCCTGAGCCATCTCCTTGGAATGAACCTGAGAATGAACCTGATCCTTCTACTCCTGTAAGGGTTAATCCTGCAATTGAAGTAATTGTATCTCCTAAGTCAATATCAGTAGTTCCTAACGTAATTACACTATTAGCTAAACTTGAGTTAGGAATTGCAGATAAACCAAATGTTATGGTATCGTTACTTGCAGAAGCTGAAATGTAAAGTCCTTCTCCTGATCCTGATGCAAATGCTAAGGTACCTGCTGATGAATCAGCTAGAAGATTAACTCCGTTATGAGAGGCTGTTGCAAATGCTTTTGCTGCCGTAGCTGCTGTTAAATACTGTGAGTCGTTATTTAACTGTGATATGTTACTGCCCGATACGACGAGCTTTTTCCAATCTGCCATTTTATATTATTTTAATTTATTAATAAATATTGTTAGTTATTGAAACCTACATAGAATGCATCGCTCGAGCTATAAAATATACCTCCTGGTACTGCATCTGGTGTTGTTGATTGAGGTGCTAGCTGAACTACACCCTGTGTATTTACTTTAACTTTTTCTGATCCTGATACCGATACTGTGAATTGATCTGATGTTCCATCTAATGCAATATCGAATGAACCTGTTACTTTTAGGTCGTTTGTTGTTGACCAAAACGATCCTGTTTGTCTGAATATACCTGACTTAAGCACTGCATCTACGAACTTAAATGAACCTGTTGCTATACCTATAAAGTCGTTTACTACTTCAGTACCGTAAGTCTGAGAGGTATTTGCTGTAAGGATTAAATCCCCATTTTCTCCTCCTCCTGATAGACCCTCTCCTGCAAACACAGATGTAACGTCTCCTCCATTTATACTTCCTGCAAGTCCTGCTAGACTCACATCGATATTCCCATCAGCTCTGTAAAGAGTAAGGATGGTGTTATTGGTACTAAACGATCCACTATATACTAGAGATCCTGTTGGAGTTGAAGGTACAATTAATCCTAAGTCAACAAAGTCTGCTGTTCCGTCTTGTCTTGTAAATAGTAGGTAATTGCCGTCTACTGTAGATTCGACATAAGCTCTTCCCATTACATTCTCAACGTTAGTCTTGAAGTCCACAACAGAACCTGTTGATATAGGTAAGATCTGTGCCGATGAACTAACAAGTCCAGAAGGTTTTCCTGATATTAAAGCAAAGTTAACTTGCTGAGATCCACTTACTGTACCTGCTGGTAGTATGTTATCTGCAGCTGATATTGTTACACTTTGTCCAACTTGAGTAATCTGTATGTTCTCTCCTGCAATAAATGATCCTGAGAATAGATTGGCTGGTTTGTTTACAAGTGTACTCCAGTCATTGCTTCCTGTTACTAGTTGGCTTGTGATAAAATCCTCAAGCAGTTGGCCATTATAATATATGGAACCAGTAACGCCTATCGAACCTGAGGTTGATAAGCTACCTGTTAAGAATTTGCCTTCTAAAGGAAGTGCATCTCGTATTTGTTCCCAAAATATCTGAGCCATTAAACTATGTATTTACCTATTGACGTTATCTCCATTCCATTAAATATCGAATAACCTAGTGTGCTATTGAAGTCAATAACCACATTTGCTCCATCTTGGTATATAGCATCGATAGATGGTAGCTCTGCTGCCAACCCATTTATGTATACCTGGAAGTCCTTTACCTCTAATGCAGGGTATCCTGATGGAGGTGTTGCAATTGTTACATCAAAGAACGTAATGTTGTTCTGAGGAGTGCTAATTGAATATGCTGTAGTACCTGTATCTATTACTGTAGATAAACTTAGGTACGCTTTTTCTTCTGGCGTTAATCCACTACCACTAACAAACGTATTATTAATAGTTTGGTTATTGATAACAGTACCCGCATTTGAATCGTAGAATCTATTTGCTGCTGACTTAGCAGGTGTTGATGCTTTAGCTGTAAGTATTTCAGATGATCCTGCTGTCTCCATTCCAAAGCTAACTGCAGCCTTAGAGAAGAATTTATTTGGATTACCTACTGAAGTATTAATTGCATCCGATACAATGTATCCTGCCATTTTAATTTGAAAGGTAGTCTTTACTGTACGGTCTGTTCCCTGAGCTAGTTCTGTTGTTGTTGAGTAGTTATCAATGGCTGCTCTAAATTTGAATCTCTCAGGATCTCCCCAATATGAATCAGAAGCAAAGTTGATTGACTCAACTATTTTATTCATTTGCTCTACATACTCTGTAAAAATAGTACACGAATACGTTATGTTTACGTAGTCAGGCATAATTACTCCGTAGAATTCTCGTACAGGTTCTCTGTTGTTTAGTGTAGAGAATCTATCGTATACGTTCTTAGTTGAGTATTTTTTTTCAAATACACCAAAGTGTACTGGGTTATTTGCATCCATCTTGTTACCAAGTGATCTATTTTTTTCAATAGAATCCCTCTTAAACATGATAAGTGGAGTCTGTATCTTACCGTTCTTATCTCTAACGAATCCCTCTTTCTGTACTGCTGCCCATCTTTCTGGTGAACCGTACATAACTGGTACGTTTATCTTAACTGAGTTTTGAATAACAGAAGGTCTAATTACGTTATTAAAGTAGAAAATGATAGCAGAATCCACATCTTGTAGTCCTACTGTAAACTGTTTTACATCATCTCCTTTTAACGTTCTTTGGTTTTCCCTTCTCTTATTTGCAGGCACGGGTGCTTTACCTTGGTTTAGGTAAGGCGTAACGGTCTCTTGTGATAACTCAACTTGAGATTTAGGTATTGGTTTCCTTGTTAGTGCCATTATATTCTTTGCTGTGTTATTGCAACTCTATCTCCTCTTGTTAGGTGACATTGACAAATGATTGAGATTGATGCTCCAAATTTAGATCCGTAATCTGTTAGGTTGTACGAGTTATCCTTTCCTAGGAATAATTGGTTCTCTTTAACTAAATCAACCTCATAGTAATTCTCATGCCACATGATGATGTCTCCTACCTCAGGAACGGTATTTACGTCCACTAAGTCCTCTCTAAGGAATGCAAATGATGCATCTCTTGTAAGGTCTGGTCCAAATTCATCTGTAGTAACCACTTGATCACCTCTTGTGATTAAGCAGTTTAGTTTTAGTGGAGACCAGTACGTCTTTTCTGTTCCCTCTCCATAGATGTTAACCTGAGTGTCTTCCAATGATATTTTATAGTACAAGATATCTTGCTCTACTACATCTGAAAGTAACTCCCTGTTTATTCCTACGAATAGGCTAAAATCATTTTGACTACCGAATATCATTACTCTATTTTCTCGATTGATTTACCTGATATATCTACTTTCTTGATATTAGGTACTAACTTAAATGCGTCTTTCTTTAGCTTTTCAAACACCACTGGTCCTGGTTTTGTTGTAAGGATTTTTACCTTAAGCACAACTATGTTGATATCCTCATTAGAATCAACTGCTGATACTCTTGTTACTCCTGGCATTGCTCTAATAAAGTCGGCAACCTCTGAAGCTGTTATTTCTTCGTTATGTCCTACTCGTATCAATCCCTGATACATTGTAAACGTAACTTCGTTTATTAGATTTTTTACTACCATTATCCTACAAATATTACCATTGGAACCTGTTTTAATGTGTCTTGCAAGAATCCTGCTTCTTGCGCTTTTCTTTCTAATTGTGCTACTCTAGAAGTACCGTCTAAGATCTCTCTTAGATTCTCTAACAATGCTAGTTTTTCTGCTCTTGCATCTGCAAGTAAATCAGCTTGATTTAGTGTTGTCTCTGAACCTGGTACTGGTACTACTGAGTATTTTCCTCTAACGTAGGCTAGTAGCTCTTTTGCTAATGCTAATGCATATCTATATATCCACTGCTTACCTATTGAGTTAATGTTTCCAAAGGTTGGATTTTCGTAAGGTACATTTGATATGTTTGAGATAGATCCTCCTACTCCTCCTGGAGTTGCTGCTGAGTTGTCTAGTCCTTGTTTTTCGCTCACTTTATAGTATTCAAACCAGATCTTACCGCTTGTCTTTGGTACTGGGAATAGCTTTAGGTTATTGTTTACTATCTCAAAGGAGTATGCTGAACGTCTAATTTGATCATTAAACTCAATTGCTTGTACTTTTAGTATATCAAAAGAGGCTGGCATCAGTAGGAAATTCACTCCTGGTGAGTATGATCCAAAGTCAAATGCATCCATAAGGGATTGAATACCTGTCCCTGTACCTGCGTAAGGATCAAAGTATCTCAATATTGCAGGTGGTGCTTCGTAAAATACCTTGGTAATCTCAATTCTTCCATCTATTCCCGATCCTGATGCCCATGCATTTAAGTCGTATACTTGTTGGTTTGGAGTTACATCTACTGATCCACTGTATCTAGTAACCGATCCTCCTACTCCTGCTTCTGTACCGTATCCTGAGGATATTGTAATTACATTTTGTAGTGATGGTGTTATTACTGCATCATTAAGTACTGTGGTATTATCTCCTCCCTCTAGGGCTATGTAGTTCTGTACAGCCATTGCCTGGTACACTTCGTTACCGTATGTAGTGATTGCTTCTTCAAAACAAGCGTAGAAAGACCCTGAGTTTAATTCAACGTCCATTAAAGGATATCCTAAACGGATAGCACAAAACTTAGCTACTTTATCAGCTTCTGCTACAAATTCTGCATCGTTATCGTAGAATCCAAAAGGGGTTTGTCCTGCTGCAAAAGTAGAGCTACCATTCCATATTTGTATATTGGCCATACTTTGTTTTAATTATAAATAGCAAGAAAAACTAGTCTCTAAAATCCTGGTATACTTTAAGTATTGGTGATACTATCTCGTGTCTGTGATTCTGCTTAAGAGCCATTACTCTAAATCCGTTTACATGTTCTTCAATTCTAGATAAGAAAGAAAATCCTGTCTCCTTTTTATTCTTTAAATCGATTTGAGCTAAATCCCCACAGATTACCATTTTAGATTGTTTACCTAATCTACCAATAACAGTCTCCATTTGATCGTGAGTTACGTTTTGAGCCTCATCAACTATTACAAAGGAGTTAAGGAAAGTACGTCCTCTCATGAATGCGAATGGTACAATCTCAATTGTTTCTCTTTCTAATTCCTTGTCGATTTTATCTTTACCGTATAGTGCATACAAGTTGTGATAAATAGGAGCTAACCAAGGGTCCATCTTTTCCTTTAGATCACCTGGTAGAAACCCTATATCTTCTTTAGATACTGTTGGTCTGGTAATGATTATCTTTTCTACGTCCTTGTTAAATAGCATATCTAGGGCTGCTTGTACTGCTACAAGTGTTTTTCCGCTTCCTGCCATTCCCTTCAGCACTACAATTGGATTGTCTAGTATAAGTGCTTTTGCTTCTTTTTGTTCGTCATTAAGTTGTAGGTTGAACTTAATTGGATTCTTCGGTTTTCTCTTTTGTACAAAAACCTCATCGGTGTGATGGTTGGATGCCATATAATAACGTTTAGTTGTTTCCTATAAATATACGAAAAAAGCCTAGCGGATGCTAGGCTCTATCTATTGTATTTGGGGATACTTAAACTGCTACACAGATATCCTCGATAGCTGCTATAATTGCTGATGGTGCGAATGAGGTAGAAATTAATCCTGATGTTCCTGTTGCGATTGTTTCTAATGGTTCTTTAGAGCTTGTATCGTTTTTCATAAGAAGTACTTTCACTCCTTTTGCATTACAATCTGCTATTAACGTTTGTGCAAATGCTGTATCTGTTGAATTATTTATGTCATCGTTCCCTGATGCAGGTGCATCTGTAATTAAAATAACTAGTTTAGTAACGTTGTCTCTAAATGCTCCTGCTAAATCAAAATTAACTACTCTATCTAGTCCCATATCTGAAGGTTCTGGGAAGCTTTGTCCATATCCTAGTGGGAAACTGTCGGTGTTTAGTAGGTTAAGTTTGTTTGTAAAGCTAGTTTGGTTATTTTGAGAGAACACCTCCATCGCTGTTATGTACTGCTTGCGGTCTGCAGTAGTTCCCTCTACATCATACAGGTTTGTGTACTTTTGTCCAGCTGGTAGTTCAATGTAGGTTGCTGTTTCTTCATAGTAAGCTAGTGGGCTACTAGATGGTCTATATTCGTCAAATAATACTAACCCTAATCTATAATTGCTTACCGACTCTGCTACAATTGCTTGTACAATATTTGCTATTGATGTTTTAACGTTATTTATAGCACTACCCATACTTCCTGTATAGTCTACTAAAAATACAATATCCATACCATCAGCACAGGTTACATCCGATGTACCACCACAGCAGCATGAACGTTTAAGTAAAGATAATCCTAATCCTATGTACATAGTTTAGTGGGTATTAGTAAAGTGCTACTAAATTAGTAGCAGTTGAAGATGTAAGTACTTTGTTTACTCTAATTGGAAGTAAGCATCCTGTCGACACTCCTACAAACGTTACTGTCTGTCCTCCTACCATTTCCACTGTAAGGTTACCTGATCCTCCGATATAAATTGCTCTTGAGGTTTTATCTAAATTAGCTGAGTCACTTGGTGTTATTGCTATTGCATTTGCTCCTGGTGAGTCAAGTCTTTCGGTGTGTAGTCTAAAGTTATCTGCTGCGTTCATATTGTTTTTATAATAAATATGTAAAAATATTTTATACAAAAAAAGAGGGCTAAAAAGCCCTCTTCTCTATTTTGAATCTTTGGTAGATTATACAGTAGCGATATCGCTAACGAAGATTTTACCGTAGAATTCTGGTCTGATCATTTTCTTAGCGTAACGAGTCATGATACCTTTACGTGGTGTGAAAGTATTTGGATCGTATACTAATGGAGTCATGATTAATGGAACGTATGGAGCATAAACTGCACCTGTTTCCAAGAATTGAGATCCTCTGTAACCCATCAAGATTACGTTCTCAGTCATGTAAGGGTTTTTGTAAACTTTGTAACGAGAATTCAAGTTACCAACTTTTTGAACACCCATTGCGAAGTCCATTTTGTCACCGTTTGTATCAGCAGCATATCCAGGGATTGATTCCAAGATTGTAGCTACAGAAGGAGAACATACTAAGAAGTTAGCTCCACCTCTTAAAGTTTTTTGGTGAATTTTGTTAGATACTTTTTGGATTTTAGTTCCTAAAGTTCCGAACCATTGACCTTGAGTGTTGTAGAAATCTGAACTAGCGTTAGACCAAGCACCATTTACATAGTTTTTGTTGTTTACTGCTGACCATCTTTCAGTTGTTGCAGCATCTTGGATCAACATGTCTAACAATTCTAAATCGATCTCCATAGAGATGTACTCAGAAAGTAAAGATGTTAATTCAGCTTCAGCATCAATTGAATGGTAAGCATTCAAATCTTGTGCGAATTCTGGAGTCCATTGAGCTTTTAATTTTCTTGTTTTAGCAACAATAGATTCAGAAGCTAATGATACGTTGATTTCTGGGATAGAGATTGTTCCGTTTGCTGGATCAATAGCTCCGTCTTCGAAGTCTCCTCTTGTGTTGTCAGTTGGTTGTACGTGGTAAATAACTTTACCAGTTACTGTAGCTTGGTTTAAGAAAGCTGTGTCATCAACTACGAATGTTACTGTATTTCCTGATACTGTAGTTAATTCTGGGAAAGATGTTACGTTAGTAGATCCTGAGTACAATCTGAAAGCTCTTACTCCTTTTTTGTCAAATGCTACAGATGATAAATCAACTGCTACAGTCTTGAAGTCAGCTGGGTTGATACCGTCTTGGTAAGCGATAGATGCTGATGTAGCTGATCCTGTTGCGTTAGCTGTTACAGTAAATTCTTTAGCGTTAATTGAATAACCGAATTGACCTGCACCATATAAACCACCTGATACTTCTTCGTCTACTGCCAATTTATCGTTAGCTGTAGAAACGTTTCCGTATAAGTTCTCTCCTGCTGTTCTTCCGTTTACTGAAGTACCGTATTTGAAATCCAAATAGAAAACTAGACCTGAAGGTAAGTTCATTGGTTGTACAGAAACGAAGTCTTTAGATGCGATTTGAGCGAATACTTTACGTACTAATGGTAAAGCTACTCCTGCCCACTGCTCTGCATTACCTGTACCAGTACCCATTGCACCGTTACCTGTAGTGTTAGCTTCAGATACTAATTGTTTTGCTTGATTCTCAAGAATCATAGCCATGTTGTTTTTCTCGATTTCGTTAGAAATACCTTCTAACAATCCAGATTTAGCCCATTTACCTGACAATCTAGCTGCATCAGCTTGTAAAGTCTTGTAGTTGTTAGACCCTTCTAATAATTGATTTAATTCCATTTTAAATTGAATGTGTTTTAATTTTTATTTTTTAAATAATTCCTGCCAATCTTTGCATTCTTTTTACTGTTTCAGATACTTCAGAAATAATTTCTGGATTAGCTGGTCTAGCTGTTGTACCTGTAGCTTTAGATGCGAATGACTTGTGTTCTTTAATTGTAGTTGGTTTTGCCACTACATTTTTAGAAACTGTTTCGAAAACTAATTTTACTTCTTTAACTGTCTCTGCTTTGTCGAATGCTGCGATAACATTAACTTTTTGAGATTCAGATAAGTTGTTTGCTTTAAATACTCTATTTACATAAAGTAATTTTGCGTTTAGAAGATTAACCTCTTGAAGTTGTCCTCTTAAAGTTTCAACAGTTGCTAATGCTTCTGCTAAGTCCTCATCAACTCCTTCGTTTGGTCCTGGTCCTCCTGGTTTGTTAAGACCTAAACCTTTACCACCATGAAGTTTGTCACCAACACTGTCGATCCATTTTTCAAATGCATCTCCGTATTTAGCAGCAAGTGCTTTCATTTCGTCAGCTAAGCCTTCTTCTAACTCTACTTCGTTAACAGCTTCTCCTTTAGTAAGACCTAAACCTTTACCTCCGTGGATTTTGTTACCTACATAGTCGATAGCTTTTTCAGCTGCGTCTCCTACTTTTTTGCTCAAGTCTGCGATACCTTCTTCAACTCCTTCTTCCATTTCTTCAGATTGCTCTAATTCAGAAAGTAATTCGTTAATGTCGATTTCTTCTTCTTCACCGTTTTCTACTCCAGTCATATCGTCAGCGTATTCTGCTGCTTCTTCTTCTGGTGTTTCTGCTTCTTCGTGCTCAATTTCTTGATTAACGATTCCACGGATTAAATCTTTCAAATCTTCGATAGACATATCTTCGATTTCTAGATCTTCTTCTTCGCCTGCTTCTTCCTCAGCTCCTTCTTCTCCTTCTTCTTCTCCTGCTTCTTCTTCAGACTCTTCTTCTTCCTCCTCTTCAGCTTCTGCTACGTTACCGTGTGCAGTATCTGTTTCTGGATTGTTAATCAAATCAACCTCGTTCATTACTTCTTCGTCTTCTGCATCTTCCATTTCTTGAAGTTTTGCAGCTAACATGTCTTTTAAGTGAGGTGTCAATGATTCTTCTAAAGCTTCTTTAGCGTTGGCAATTGCAGCTTCACGAATAGTTTTAGCTTCAGCAATAGCTTGCTTTAATAAATCTTTGTTTGACATAATGTTTGTTTGTTTGTCGTACGTCTATTGTAGATTGTGAGACGTAATAATGTTTTACTTTGTAGTAGATATCACATAAGGATCGTGATATATTCTTATATAAATACACACGGTTTTTCTAAAACAATAAAATCCACCTTTATGGGGTGGATTTGTGATTTGCAAATTGCAAATTGTGTAATGTTTTACTGTATATGACCTAGTAAGTATAGTGTCTCTTCTATGTTAGACTCAACATCGTCAAAGTCACTTTCATTGGAAGCTATCTGATTCTCTCTCTTATACTGCTCTAAAATGTCTAGTGCGGCTTCTAAGTGTCTCTTAATATGAGTTGATGCTGTGTTTAGATCTAACTGCTCATTTAAAGCTGTTTTGCTTAAATGATTTGCTTGCCACTTATGTATATCAAAATTACTTTCCATTATGCTCTTAGTATGTTATTTAAAATAGTATCCAATTTGTCGTACTTACCTGCTTTTACTTTTCCTTCATTCAATGAGATAGGATTCATAAATGCTCCTTGAGTAGATGGATTAGAAACAAAGTCCCAACATACTAACTCAAAATCTGGTTGTACCATTAAAGTACCTTCGTTTGTTTGAGTTACAGATCCTGTACCTCTTGAAGAAATACCTATTGTATGTCCTCCTTTTACTATCTCCTTAACAATGTTACCTGCTGGTGTGTTAAGTAACTCAACTCTACCCATTAGGTCTTCTCCATCCCACCATAGTTCTTTTACAACGTGTGATGCATTCTTTAAAGAAACAATAGCTGATTCTGGATGATCTAATTCTCCGTAGGCGTTACCCACTTTAACGAAGTTCTCTATGTAGTTGTTTACTTCTTGTTCAAGAATTTCTCTCTTATAGATTCTTCCGTTTTGATTCTTGGCTCCTGCTCTCTGCATAATACCTACTACTTCAAATATACCTGGTTTGGTTTTTGATTCAGTAAGTACTGCTTTAAATGGAGTTACATTTACTAATAAATTACTCATCTTAGTTTAATAAGTCTTTTAGTGATACCTTTGTTTCCATCATGTCTCTTTGTGCCTGTACCCATGCATCTGAATTCATTGCTCTGTCTGATGGTGATTCGTATCCTGGGTCCTCTTCTTGATCTGGTTGATTCATCCAGTGTTGACTGTAGTCATAGTCGGCAAATATCTGCTCGATACCTTTGTTGTATCCGTATATTTGATGATCATCTAAAAAATCTGCTAAAGAAGCACTGTTTTCGTCTTCATCCGGACCTGTCATGATATCGAAAATCATGTCTGTATATCCGTAGATTTGATTATCATCTAGATAATCTGCTAGTTGACTTTTGTATTCACCGTCTGATTTAGGTCCTTGCATTTCGTATACCTCTTCCTCTTCTTGTAATGCTTGTTTGATTAAGTTCTTAAGTCCTTCTTTCAAAGTAGCTTTTTTCATTCCGTTGAATGTATCAACAGTATTTTTTGCTGTAGCATCTACCATTTTATCGTGAAGATCAACTTTAGGATTAACTCCTGCTAATTGATTAGTATAAAATATAGCATCTTTCTCTAAGTTTTTAGATACTTTAGCTAACGCTTTTGTGTATTCTTCTGGGGTTGGTGTTCCATGAACTCCTAATACTTCTAACTCAACTCTTAATCCTCTAAGGATTTGTTCGTATGGATACTTGTCCATATCGTTAGTTGGTTTGTATCTATAATCAGTTAAGCTCTTTTTGGTAAGTTTAGCTTCGTTTAGATTCTCATCCAATTCAATTCCAGCAGCTTTAGCTACTTTTTCTCTAGCTTGACCATGTAGTGAAGTTAGTTTTGCTTTTACTTGAGCTAATCCCTCTTTACCTTTTACTTTTAAGAATGATTTTAGCTTGTCAAGATTGTCCGTTTCTAATGTGTGTTTCCATACATCTGCAAAAGACTCTTCAGCTTCTTGGATCATTCCTCTATTTTTAAGGATAGTAACTGCATCAGCATATCCGTTAAAACGAGTAATAAGGTTAGGATGTTGCATTCTAGCCTCAACTATGAACTGATCTTTAGTGAATTTACCCTCTTGAATTCCGTTATATTTTTCTTGTAGTGTTCTCATGTTATTTATTTTCGTCTAAGTAGTCAAACATCTTGGTGTGTGAAGGACGTGAAGGTCTTTGCACTGTTTTGTAACCTAATTTTTCTGCTGTTTTTGTAGCAATATTTTTACCTGCTCCTTTTTTAGAGAAAGCAAATGGTGTTGAATATGCTCCTGCTCCTGCAGATGTACTCATCTCCTCTAACACTTCTTGAAGTGCTTGAATTAGCATCGACTTTTTCATACGTTCTTAAGCTCGTTTACTAACTCGTAATATTGCATAAGAGACACCAGGTGATTATCGTCTACTTTCTGTGTAGCCTTAACTGGTACTATTGCTTTGTATATCTCATCTAACTTAATCCTTACGATGTCGTCTGTCACTTTAGTCTTTAGTGTAGAGATTTGATCTTTAAGTTTTGTCATCTCTTCATTAACTACGTTTCTAAGTCTTGTAGATGAGTTAGCTGAGATGATAAACTCTTTTAGTATGTTTTTCTGCTCTGGAAGTAAGTCCTTGTATTGGTGGTTGAATTTCTCAAGTAGTATTTTATATGTCAAAAGACGTAAGTCCTTATCATACTTTGAATACTCTTCGATTAATGCATTCTTAACTTGTCCTTCTGCTTGTTTACTTTGGGTAAGGTGTTCTAATAGTGTTGTCTTATTGTCCACAAATACATTAGGGTCAACTAAGTCTGGTGTGTTTTGTGCTTCCAATAAACAGTATAAGGCTGCAAGTGGTTTGTATGCCTCTACTTTAATCGAAAAGAACTCCTCCAAGTCGTAGTGACTTTTTAGTTCTTTTATCAATTCGTACTTTTGCTTCTTAAGAGCAGGAAGATCTAGTTTCCTAGATATCTCTACAATAGTTGATACAATGGTCTCTGCTTTCTTTGGGCCTACTCCTTTGTTTTTAAGTACAAAATCATATAATTTAAACTCCTTTACAAGTGCTGTGTTACCTGTATAGAATTTTTTAATCACTTTGATTGCCGGAGATTCTTTTCTAGAAAGAGTATCGGCTGCCATTTGTTTTACCAATAGCTCAAATATAAGGCCTGTATTTTTGTATTTGGAATGTTTTATCTTCACAATAGTACTGTCTTTGTTATAAATATAGACTAATTATCTAAATCTTGGATATTATCTTCGTTTAGTAAGTCTGACGTTTCTGGTTGACTTTCTTCAAAGATCATTGTCTTCTTTGGTACAAATATATCTTTGTTTCTTAAGAATACAACTTTAGTATTGTTAGTACTTTCTTTTACATTCTCAGCATCGCTTGGATACCCACCTTTCATTCCATGTACTCCTAATCTATCTCTTCCTCCAGCTGGATCCTTTTGTGTACCTAAAATAGAGGCTTTAACTCTTGGACGTCCTTCTGGTTGTACGTCTCTCTCATCATATCCTGGTGGAACTTCTCCCTGTTCTCTGCTTCCATAGATAGAAGCTAAGTCGTGAGGTGTACCAAATGATTGTCCTGATACTACTGGATCGTTTCCTTCGTTCTCAATTTGTGATATTCTGAACTCTCTCTTAGCATCTTCTCTAACTAGATCTCTCATCTCGTTATAAGTGTCTTCTGATAAGTTGAAGATGTGATCGTAGATGTAATCTGTTGAGAATAGTTTAGTCTCTTGCATTTGACGAGCTAAGTCTATTTTCTCTTTCAATAGAGCTACTTTTTCTTGCTCGTAGATGATTGATGGTGTAGTTAGCTTAATCTCAAAGTTAGTAAGAGATTCTCCTTTAAACCCTTGAGCATATAAATGCACCAATCCTATCTTAGTTAATTCACTCTCAAGTATTCTCTGTATTCTTTCAACTGATCTTGCAAAACGAATATCCTCAGATGCTAAAGTTGCTTTACCACTTAAGTCTTTTTCGTATCCAAAATACGCTTTTGGCACTTTTAGTGCAGCAAACATCTTGTCTCTTAAGTACTCAACGTCATTTGTTCCATCATACTCTAATCCTTTTGTAGTTTCAATACGAGTTGAAGTATCACCTCCACGAACTGGAAGGTAGAAATCCTCCATCATATTCATCATATTGAATCTCAAGTTGTATTCTCCTGTTTGAGGATCTACGTATGGAGTCTTTTTGATGCTGTTGATAGTCTTTTGCATGAACTGCTCTACCTCATTTGGTGGAATAGATCCTACATTAACATAGAACATCCTTTTCTCAGGAGCTCTCATGATACGGTGAATTAGCATCGCATCTTCCATAAGAGTTAATTGCTTGTATATCTTACGAGCTGGTTCAATATGCGATCTACCGTATGGTAAGTAGTTTGTATCTGATATTAATCTGAAGTGGGCTACCTCGTAGTTGTCTAACGTAATAATTGATTTGTTAGCCTTAGGTATGTAATTTGGATCTGCTGAAGAAGCTAATCCGTCTGGATCGATTGAGAATATTACTTTTGAAGGTTGTGATGGGTCTTGTCCCTCATAACGTACCATGTTATATACCGTATAAGGTAGTACATTATAAACTCCAAATTCTTCTGAGATCTCTAGCTTTAAAAAGAAGTCACCATACTTACACATGTTACGAGTCCATGACCATAAGTTAAACTCAATATTCAATACATCGTAGTATAGGTTATATAA